CGTCGAACTGGCAGGTCATCCCTGGGCGGACCTGCTCGCCGCGCCAGCGGGGCAGCTTGAGCCGGATGACGCGGGAGAAGGCGCGGGTGTTGATGACCTCGTCGACGGTGAGCTTGGCGTCGGGGACGTCGAGGACGTTCCACTGGTGCTGGGGCGAGCGGTAGCGGGCCTGGACGACGGTGCCCTTCCCGAGGAGCCAGGTGGGCGGCGCGAAGTAGAGGGCGCCGGCGGACTCGAAGAACCAGAAGCCCTCTTCTCGGGCGAGGCGCTGCCCGAGGTCCCAGTCGGTCTCTGCCTGCTGGCCGGTGGCGTCGTCTCGGCCGAGCTGCACGATCTGGGAGCGCCGTGCGGTGCCCTTGCCGTAGAACCGCATCGACGCCGCACGCGCGCGCTCGTTCAGCACCTCGGTGGGTGACAGGTCCGCCCAGGTGCGCGACTTGTTGAGGTCGGGCTGGCGCATCTTCTCGACCGTGCGGGGCCGGAGCGTGACGGCCAGGACCTCGAGACCGGACTGGGCGCCGAACCCGACGGAGTTGACCTGCATGTCGAGGTCACCGAGCCGGGCGGTGGTGAGCGACACGAACCGCTGCCAGGTCTCGATCGACCCGCGGGGGTCGGCGTAGGTGAGCTCGATCTGGGCGGTCTCGGCGATCGAGAGGGACACCTGACCGCTGATGCCCATGCGCCGGATCTTGTCGGCGTCCGCTGTCGAGACCCCGGTGAGCTGCACCCCGGGGAACAGGGATGAAACGCCGGAGACGTCGGAGATCGATCCGCCGTGCGGGAGGACTTCGCCGGCGATCACGGCGGGCTGGGAGGCGGAGACTGGCTGGGCCCCGGCGGCGATGGCTGCGCCACCGCGGCGTGACACGGCGTCCGCTGCGGCGCGGGCCCGGTCGAGGAAGGGGCGGTGCTTGCCGTTCTTGTAGGTGGTCCACGGTGACCAGTTCGAGCCGCCCGAGGAGATGGAGTAGGCGGCCCGGGCGTTGGTCGCCGGGTCGAAGAGCTGGTCGTTCCGAGAGAGGCCGAACTGCTTGCGGCGCGCCGGACCGAGGCTGCCGAGCATGTTGATCTGCCACAGTCCGTAGGAGTCGTCGCCCGTCGAGGCGTCGGGGTTGTGCGACGTGGTGTTGTACGGCGGCTGCGACTCGGCCCCCGCCACTGCGACCGCCGTGATGAGCCCCTCACCGCGGAACCCGGCGGCGAAGGCGTACTCGGCGCACGCGTCGACCGTGATGACCGGCACCCGGCTACTTCCCCGTCGTCTGGACGAGCTTCGGCGTCATCGCCGACGTCAGCCCGAGGGTGACGACGGCCTGGCACGCGTCGTTGCTGCCCTGGATGAGGAGCTGGTCGTCGACCTTCACCGTGGTGATCACCCAGAACCCGGTGGAAGACCAGCGGGAGAACTGGCCGAGCGCCACGACCACCGGCCGAGTCGACCGGGCCATCCCGCGCAGGATCGCGATGTCCCGCTCGATCGAGGTGACCAGGTCGTTGCCGATCCGGATCGTGAGCGACGCGACGACCGCCCCGGGCCCGGCCCACTGCGTGAGCGGGTGCAGGCCCGGGCGGTCGGTCAGGTTCCACCGCGACGCGGCTTCGTCGATCCCCGAATCCGCGAGGACCGGGACGGTGTAGGTCAGCGCGCCGATGTCGTCGGTGATCGTGGCCTTGCGGTGCGCCGGCGGCGAGGACGACGAGCCGGGGAAGAGGAACGAGAGCGAGGGCATCAGGTCCTCCGCCCGCGGATCGGGTCGCGAGACCGGGCGACGTCCTCGAGCTCGGTCTCGCGGATCACGTCGCGCATGTGCCGCTTGAAGTCCGTGACGCCGACGATCGTCCCGTAGTTGTTGAACACCGCAGCGCGACCGGTGCCGCTCCGCGTGGCACCACGGTTGGTTGCCCACGACGGCACGGCGGGGTCGCCGGCGGGCAGGGCGTGGGCGTGCATGCCGCCGGTGCCCGCGCCCTCGATCGTTGCCCAGCCGCCCCGGTCACGGACGCGCTGCACGTAGCCGGTCAGGCCCGGGCCGACGACGTCGACCGCGGAGCCGTTGAGGTGCCCGGACGCACCGGAGCGCAGCCCCCAGTCGCGCATGCCCGACGTGATCTGCAGCCCGGGTGCCCCGCCGCCGGCGGCGAGGTGTCCGGCCATGGTGTGACCGGGGACGACGGGGTCGCCGAAGAGCATGCCGAGACCGGTGACCCCGGCGGCGACGCCGGCGCCGGCGACAGCGCCCCAGGGCCCGGCGATGGAGCCGCCGACGAGCGCACCGGAGCCGATGAACCCGAGGGTGTCCAGGCCGCTGTTCGTGCCCTGGGCCGCGCCACCGAGGCCGGACGCGACACCGACCGCGCCGGCGATGCCCGCACCGAGGCGCAGGAACCGGCCGTAGGCCACCTGGGCCTTGACGCCAGCGGTCTGTGCCTGGTTGCCGATGAACCCGAGAGCGATCCCGAACGACCGGAGCCCGGTGGCCATGCTGGCGAGAGCCCGGTAGCCCAGGAGGGTCCACAGGAGCGTTGCGGCGACGCGTTCGCCGCCGGGCATGATCCCCATGAGGTCGGTGACCCCGCCCACGATGAAGAGCAGGACCCGGGCGACGTCCCCGCCGACCTCGAGGAACTCGGGGAGGATCCCGAGCCACGCCCCGAACGTGGCGACCAGGTCGGGCATCAGGGGGGCGAGCTCGCGGAACACGTCCGCGATGCCGTCACCGACCTCACCAGCGAGCGGCTCGAGCGCGCGCAGGCCCGGGCCCGCGGCGGAGAGGAGCGAGCCGAGCCCACCGAAGATCGCCGTGAGGACCGGCGCCGCCGCGGGGAGCGCGTCGGTGAGCAGGCCGATGATGTCGCCGACGAACCCGAACAGCTCGGGGCCGGCCTGGTCGAGGAGAAGCCCGACCGCGCCCTCGATCTGGGGGAGCTCGGACATGAGCATCTGCACGAGCGGCGAGGACTCGTCGGCGAGCTTGAGGGTGACCCTCGAGCGGACACCGGACCACAGGCCTGCCAGGGTCTCGGTGGCGACACGCTCGGCCGAGCCGATGCGCATGCCGAACAGCGCGGCGAAGAGCGGCTCCGGAGCGAGCTGGGCGCCGCCCTGGGACTGCTGCTTGCGGAACTGGGCGAGGGTGATGCCGTAGGCCTTCTCGAGCGCGGGACCGACAGCGACGCCGGCGTCGACGAGCTGGTTGATCTCCTCGGCGAGGATCACCCCGGCGGACTTCATCTGTGCGACGGCCCGGGCCACGCGGGTGGCGGCGAGGTTCGGGTCCGCCGTGGTGGCCGCGACGTCCGACACGCCCTGGAGGGTCCGGAAGAGCTCGTTCCCGGTGATGTTGGCGTTCGCGAGCTGGACGGTCATCTGCTGCAGCTGGCCCACATCGAACGGGACCTTGGGGTCGAGCTGCTTGAGGAACGTGAAGACCCGCGTGGCCTCCTGCGCGGAGCCGAGGAGCGTCTCGAGCTGGATCTGGCCCTGCTGCAGGTTCGATGCGGCCTTGAGCCCGAACCCGGCGGTCGCGGTCGTCAGGATGCCGAGGGCCTGCGCACCGCGGGTGCTCGCGCGCCACAGCTGGTCGCCGGCGGCGCCCGAGACGGACAGGAGGCTGCGGTGCAGGTCACCCATCCCGCGACGGGTCCGCGCACCGGTCCGGTCGAGGTGGTCGAGCCCGCGTGCGCCGCGGAGGCCTGAGCGTTCGAGTCGTTCGGCCTCGTCGGAGATCCCGCGGATGTCACGGCGGACCGACCGGGCCCCGGGGGTGACGTCGTTGCGGAGCTCCGCACGGATGACGAGTTCGTTGTCCTCGTCAGGCACGGGCCTTCACCGCCTCGGTGAGCATGCGGGCCCAGACACGCTCGGCAGCGAGGCGCACAGCGATGTCCTTGTCGCTGCCCTTGAGCACCTCAGCGGGGTCCATCTTGAAGGCGCCGGCCACCCCGGCGATCACCTCGGTCTCCGGCCGGCCCTCGAGGATCTCCGCTAGGCGGAGGGCGCGGCCGTAGGGTCCAGGCGGCCCTTCCCAGCGACCGTCGAGAGGTCGTCGAACATCGACGCGACGACCAGGTCGTTGCCGATGAACCCGCGGACGGTGACGCGGACGTCGTACAGCTCGGAGGGCATGCCCGTGGGGTGGTACTGCTCGGCCAGCCACGTGCTCGTGAACGTGATGCGCTCGGCCCGGATGGTGACCGGCTCGCCGTTGCGGCGGAACCCGCGGCACTGCGACGCCAAGGTGAGGAGCATCACGTCGAACCGGTCGTCCTCGGCGGAGACGCCAGCGAAGAGGGCCTTGACCTGGTCCTTGTCGAACATGACGGAGTACTCGATCTCCCAGCCCGGCCGGTCCGGGACGGGGAGGAACACGTTGGGCCGGGTGGTGTCGCGGTGGAGCTCGGCGGCGAGCTCGGCCTCCCATGCGTGCTGCACACCGGGGGCGGCCATCTGGGCGGCGACCGCCTCGGGCGACTCGGGTGCAGGGGCGCCGCCGACGCCGGGGTGGACGAACGGGGCGGTCATCGGGCCGAGAGCACCGTGAAGACGAGGGCGATCCGGGACGGCTGGGCGGACGCCGCGTTCGACTCGGCGGGGGTGACCCGCTGGAGGAGGCCCGTGTAGATCTCGGCGGGTCCTGCGGCGACCTGCTGCTCGTTGAGCGGGACGCAGGTGATCGTGGTCTGGAACCGGCGGCCCGCGGCGAGGACGGCGTTGAGGGACTGGCGGAGCTGCACGTCGCGGGGTTCTTGAACCCGCGGCCGACCGTCAGGTCCTCGAACTGAGGCTTGCCCTGCGCGGCGTCGGGGTTGAGCGCGCCGCCGTCGTAGTCCTTGGTGTGCTCGACCGAGACGGCCCCACCGGTCTTGGTGGAGAACGTCCCGGCGATGCCGGCGACGGTGACGAGCCACTGGCCTTCGGTGACGAGATCCCCTGCCATCGTTCAGGTCCTCCTAGAGCGTCTCGTCGAAGCCGACGCTGGTGATGCGGAGCAGGATCCGCTCGGCGACACCGGCGACGCGGAGCGCGGCGTTGCAGGCGAAGATGCCCTGGGCGATCTGGTCGGGCGGGTTGACCCCGGGCCCGGCGTCGACGGCGTAGGCGGCGTCGATGACCTCGCCGTCGTCGTTGGTGAGCTCGTAGAGCCCTCCGGCGTTGAGCATCGGGTCGAGGATGGCGATGATCTCGCCTTCGACCTCGGCCTGGTACTGGCCGCGGGAGTCGATGACCCCGAACACGAGGCGCTGCAGGGACCGCTTCCCGCGGTGGGCGACGGTGTTGAGGACGTCGCGGGTGGTGAGGAACAGGTAGCGAACCTGGTCGAGGGACAGGGTGCGGTAGCCGTAGAGCTGGACGCGCCCGGAGATCTTCCGGATGGCGGCGACGCGGGCGTCGTTGAGGTCGGCGCCTTCGGTGTCGGTGAGGGTGGTCTCGACGTCGAGGACCTGCGCGGCGACGGAGATCTCGCCGGCGGCCGCCTTCCATGGGCCGACCTGGATGTGGGCCCGGGCCCGGGCGCCGGCCAGGTAGGCCTCCGGTGAGATGGACCGCTGGCCGCCGGCCCCGTCGTCGACCTTCACCCACGGGTACAGCAGGATGGCGTGCTCGGCGCCGGTGTTCGACGCGGCGAACGCGGTCGCGGCGGACTTGGCGTGCGCGACCGACGCGGTGCGGGTGGTGGCCAGCGCTGTGAGCCGGTTGAACGTGCGGGCGTGGGCGATCAGGCCGGCGCCGACCGTCGAGGAGTCGTGGCCGGGGATGGCGACGATGCCGTCACCGAACTCGGTCGTGAACCGGGCCAGCGCGGCGGTCAGCGCGG